TACTGCACTCCGTACACGACCGCTTACCCGTCACGCGCTCCAACACCGCGCGATAGGTACCGTCGTCCAAGCCCAGCTCCTTTTGAGCAATCTTAATTTTCGCAATCAACGCCCGGCGCATTATTTCTCCAATACAACATATAGTATAAATTAGTGCATATTATACCAATAAAATACAATATATAGTATTAAGTCGATGTTTTTTTTGCAAAACTGACAGACATAAAAAAGGCCGTCTGAATAATTCAGACGACCTTTGCAATAATTAATGTTTTACTTTAAGCGGTTTTTTCTTCCACTTTTTCGCCAGTGTCTCAAATTCTTGGAATGCTGTTGGCGAATTACGTATTCTTCTTATTTCTTGAATAAACCCATTCAAATTATTCCAATCTCGTAATAAGATAGAATATTCAAATTCTTTGAAAAGCGGCTCATGGAAAGCACCTCGCAACACACCGGCAGCAACAAATTCGCGTTGATTAAGTACCTTCAGGATGTTTTCCCTATCTTCACGTGTTCCTTCAGCTTCTGCAATGTATGTTGAAAAGATACAGCCTTCTGTCTTAGCCATTTCATTGACACGGGTAATGGCTTTTTGCAGTGCCTCGTCGTTACGTTGCATGATAATCAGATCGATTGTAGCTCGTTTTTTGGCATTTTCAGTATTCCTAAATATTCCATAGGCTGCAATGAAAACGCCGATAACTGTCAGTATCGGCGTGATATATTCGTAACAATTAGAAACTAGTTCAGTCATTTCCGTCCCAACCGTCTAAGTATTTTTTATCCATCTTTTTCCTTTCTGAAGTACTTATTAGTGCAAATTTGAAGCACCGCTTAATTTTAATATAAACCGTATAATTTGGCGAATTCGGTACGAGTAGTTGATTTATCACTACCAGTATAGAATCCAATATATTGTACCGATTTAGAAATATTGAGGTAAAAGTGGCATATCTAGTATTGTAAAAATTTAACAGGAGATTTAAACAACTTGTTAAAACTGTTGTCAAATCTCCTGTTAAAGACTTTAAAATACTTCTACGCCAACTCCTGCTCAGTCGGCTCAATCACAAAATCCTCAAGCCCCGACACAATCTTAATCCCCGGCACTTGGCCGTCTGAAAAACGCTCTTTTTGATTCAGGATGGCGTCTTTGTCGATTTCCTTCTTCGTACGGACAAACTCGGCAAAGGCGGATTTCTCCGAGAGCCATGCCAAGACGGCGGCCACGCCCGTTACCTTGACGGATGGTGGACGGATGCGCCATTTAATCAGGCCGGTGGTAAAGTCCACGGTTTTGGTTTTACCGTTTTCCGTCAGCTCGTCCTTATGTGCCTCGCAGTATGCGGCCACACGTTCGGTCAGGCTCATGATTTCGGCACACATCGGCGCGGCTTTGGCGGCATATTCTTCTTCGATGACCGCTTTTTTGTCTCCAGCTTCGGTTTCCAGGCGTTTGACTTCGCGCTGCAAGTCGCCGATTTGGCGGATAAATGCGGTAACTTCCGCTTTGTCTTGTGCCGCTTCGATCGCGGGCTGTTTGATTCGGGTTTTAGCCATTTTCTTTTCCTTTCGGGTTGGGTTTAACATTTCGGCTTGCTCAAGCCTTGTTCGCGTTCGCGCTGGGCAAGTGCCTCAACTTTCGCGCGGTGTCTCAAAATCTGCTCGGTGGCGGTTTCAGCCGAAGGCGGTATAAGTGACTTGTCTCTTAACACCTCTTTAATTACGCCCTGTATGCGGCTTAAAGCCGATTTTCCCTTCGCTTTTCCCTCTTCCGTGAGGTGGTAATGGTGTTCCAGCTTCAACGGCTCCGGCGGTGGAGGCAGCTTGTCTAAAAAGTCTTTCGGACTCGGCCAGCGGTTGGTCTCATTCGCCAGCACCATAAAGGCCGTCTGAAAGCGCGATACATCTCGCGCTTCGTCCCACGCCCGGCCGTGCGCCAATACACGGCTCCATGTTTGCGCAGTCGCGGCCACAGTATCGGCAGCCGGCGAACCGCTCAGACGCAGGGTCAAAAGCATGGTCAGGCCGTCGATCATGGCGTTATGCAGTTGGGTAGGTAGTTCTTTCATTTCTTCAGTCCTTGCAGCGATGCGGCTGCGGTCAAGGTTTGGCTGGGGTTGGCCGGTAGTGTGGCGCGGCGGTTGGGTTGGTTTGTCTGATTCCCTGCGCTTGGCTGGCCAACCCAGCCCGCAAGGATTTCATACAGGTAGCCGTGCGACTTCAGCGGCGTTTTCAGACGGCCTTGGTCGCGTGCATTGACCGTCTCGTTAAAGCCATGAATCCAAGCCTCGGCAGGTGCGGGGAAACAAACCCCGTCGCGTGCCGCCTCCTGCGCCTTAATCATCGGCAGCAACTCATTCAGCAGTTTTGCGGTACGCGCCCAAGAGAGCTGGGACTTGGCAGGGCGGAACAAACCGATATACCGTATCGCCGCCTTGCCCATTTCAGCATCCATCTCCAACACAGCCTTTAATACCGCTGATGCGTCTGCGTCATTGATTAAGCTGTCCAGGCTATGCACCGCCCCGCAGTTCGGGCATTTGATGTTCATGACTCGCTCTCCCATAATGTTCGACGTTCAACCGTCTTAACGGTCTTGACGGCTTTCCGTTCCCATCTTCCGCAGTGGCGGCATTTGCGTGATTGTTTATTGGCATAAATCCATTTGTGATGCCATTCAGTTAATGCACACCCTCCGATACGTTCGTATTCGTCCCATTTGACTTCGGTAACCACCTCTGTTTCAGGGGTTTTCACAAAACAAAATGTCTCAACTTTTTCGGAGCTGTAATAAATCCTGCTGCCAATAAAGTCTCCAAGACCGTCTTCAATAAACCAGCCGATATACCAGCCGAACCCATCTTTAAACTTAACAATTCGCGGATAAGCTCCCGAAGCTTCAAGCAGTTTGGATTTTTTCTTCAAAAATCGGAAAATATAGCCAATGTATTTAGGGTCTTTTTTAGGGTTGTATTGCTCAATGTCCATCACACTTCCTCCCATAAAGTTATCGCCCGAGCCAAAGTTTCCGCCTCGGCAGTCTTCCACATCCCGTCCGGCGACCGCGCAGCAATCACAAATCCCTCGCCGTCCTTCTTCATCAACATCAGCTCGCCACGGTCTTCGATCCATTCTGCAATTTCTTTTTGATTCATTTCTTAAATCCTTTTAAATCAATACCTTATATTTTCAACAAGGCAAAAAAATATAGAGCAACATCAACGGCTTACCGTTTTAATTGTCGTCATACCCGTCATGGCCTTCACCTATCATGTGCAACACGACGATTCGGGCCAGCATTTCAAGCCAAATCCCCAGCAGCACCAACACCGCCAATCCGACAACAAACCAAATCATTTTTTCTCCTCCTTCTTCTCGGCAGGCCGTCTGAAACGCGCCTGATATTCCTCAATTTCGCGCTCTCTGTTTTTTTGCGCCATTCGCGCCGTCGCACGCCTGCGGTGTTGTCCCCAAGCCTGCCAATCCGTATTACGTCGTCCAAAACTCATTTCACACATCCTTTCACAATCGCCTTATCGCCATATTTCGCGCGGATTTCCTTTACCGCCCGATCCAAAGCCTCTTGTTTCGCCGTAGGGCTCAATGGCTTATCGCTCATAAACAATCCCTTTCATTTTTTCCTCCGTACTCATCGACTCGTATTGCTCGCCCAAAGCTTGAGCCTCCAAATCCGCCATCCGCTCGCGGCGCGACATTTCCAACTTCGCCGCCGACACCACCGGCTTAGAGCAGCTATGCAGCATCGTTCCCGCCAAGACCGCCCAAAACAACAACCAAAAAGCCAAACCGATCCACTTGGTTTTCCGTTCGCAAAACAAATTAGACATTTTCCTATTTCCTTATAAATCAATTACTTAATATTTTTTCAAGGCAAAAAAATTATTGCGTACCCAATCCGCCTTAACCTGCGCCGCCCATTCCTTGGCTTCCTCTTTGCTCTCGAAGCGTTTCCGTAGTCGGCGGATTTGCAACCATGCAAAGCCTTCTTTGCGCTTGCCGCGTATATCCGCACGCCAAATCTTCCGCCGTTTATGGGTTTCATAATCGTGCCAAGTGTCCTCATAGACTCCGGCGTGTACCGCATATTCGTGTCTCATTTCAGACGGCCTTTCTTATCGGATAATCAGGGAGCTGTATTTCTTAACGATACCGGCCTGCATCTTGATACCGTTCTTGTTCGCCGTGCGTACCGCGCCGCGCATCAATTTGCTCATCCGGCGCGTATTGCCGTTACTATGTTTAACCAGTTCCAGGAGCGTTTCTTCGTCCGCATCAGGCAAAGCCGCTTTCGCAATCTCAAAGAGCTCGTCATCCGGCAAAGATTCGCCCAAATTCAGCGCAACAGACACGCGGCTATAAAGTTGCACCAGCTCGCCATGCTTACCGCGCAAATTCGCAACCAGTCGTGGCATACCGCTCAATACCAAGCCGCAGCCAGTCTCATCGTGCAGACGGCGTACAATTTCAAGGGCGCGTAAAGGCAGGTTTTCCGCTTCATCGACCACAATCAGACGGCCCGAATCGCGCAGGCGGTCAGATACAGACTCAAACAAATCATTCAGGCTGCCCATCGCTGATACCTTCGCCGCAGTCGCCAACTTGCGCATCAAGACCAAAGCCGTAAAGCTCGGATTAGCCTCAATCAAGATGGCCGCGGGGTTTTTCTCGCAGTAGTTTTTGACCGCCTGCGTCTTGCCCAAGCCGGCCTGACCGTAGATCACCACCGTTTCACCACCTTCGTGCGCATCGCGCATCACTTCCGCGATTCGGCGTGTCGTCTTAGTCGATACAAAACCCAACACCAGCTCTTCACGTTGCGCTTTACTGTCCTGCATCTCCAAAAACGCCTCGATTTTCGGCTCGATGGTTTCATAATTGCCGCCTTTTTCCGCATAAGTGCCGTTCAGATACATACTGATGGATGCCGGCGAAGTACCGATACCGCGTGCCAGTTGGGTTTGGTTCATGCCTGATTTGGCTTTAAATTCAGCCAGTTTTTGTTGCAATGTATGATTGATTTGTTTCATTTTTTTAGTCCTTTTAAAAGAGGTTTAAAACCGTTTTAACTTCTATCCGCCTCAAATAGCACAAAATCGTCCGTGCCCGTTTTCGGCAATACCGCATACTCCGCCTCGATGACGTTTCCGCCCAAATGTCCCAGCTCGTCCCAAACCGCAGCCTGTTCCAAAGCCGGATTGACTTCCGCGTTTGCGAGCTTGATTGCATTTTCCGCCCGCTTGATTTTGCCTTTTCGGCGTTTTTCCGCCAGTTGGTCGATACGAGCCGTCGGGAAAGCCTCGCGGGTATTGCCGTTGGCCTGCGCCTTAGTGATAAACTTGCCGTCCATATCAAACACATTGACCGCCGACGCATCGCTCAAATCGTAGCTGACCCGTACCTCGTCCTTGTGATACTCCGCCAGCTCAGTTGAGAAATAAGAGTTGTTGAACAAATCCAGCCAACCGCGCTGTACCTTTCGCACCTCTTGCGGCATAAACATCGTCGCCAGTTCTTCCGCCGACAACATATCCGGCGCGATACCGTCCTGTTCCAGCCTCATTTCCCGATAAGCCTTCGGCGTATAATGCCCGCCGTCAGGATGTCGGGGCAGCTCGCCGTGCGGGCGGTTGTTGTATTCGTCGATACACTTGACCACATCCGCGATAAAGCGCGACCAGCTCGGCAGTTTTTTCAAATATTTCTGTTGTTCCTCCGTCAAATCCTTGCCTTTTTCCCAAGCGTTAAAAGCACTTTCCATCTTGCGGTACATCAGGTTCTTCGTGCTGCTGTCCATCCCCGCGCCCGCAAACGTCTCATACTG